TTCGCCGCGTCGACTGGTCCGGCGACCAGCCGCTGCCGAGCGATGACGACGACGAGCACGGACTGCCGCTGCAGCCGCCGCGCGGGCCCGGCCTGTCCGCCGCCGACCTGGAGCTGCTGACGCTGGTCGCGCGCGCGCTCGGCGCCACGGTCGAGGTCGTTGAGGGCGAGCAGTGGGTAGCGCTGCACTTCGCTGACGGCCGGGTCGAGCACAGCTGGAACCCGCTGCGGCACAGCGACGATGCGTTCACTCTCGCCGTAAAGCTGGGCATGGACTTGGAAATTCGCGTTGACCACGATCAGTCGATGATCCATGCGATGGCGCACGACGGAGTAGACTGGCGCGGTGCGCACGAGCGTCGAGGCGATGATCCTGCCGCCGCCACCCGCCGCGCCATCACGCGCGCCGCTGCCAAGATCGGGAGGGCCATGTCATGAAGGTCGCGGAACTGGAAGGCGCGCAGCTGGACTACTGGGTGGCGAAGGCCGAGGGGTATGAGCACGGGCTGCGGATTAAGCCAGCAGGGCAAGGCCCAGTGTCGTCGTACCCAGCGACCTGCTTTGCTCCGGCGATGCCGGATAGCGAGCAGCTTCAGGGAATCAGTAGTGGAACATCGGACATCTATTCACCGTCGACGGAATGGTCGCAAGGCGGCCCGATCATCGAGCGCGAGCGGATCGCGATGTTCCCTGCCGGCGAATTGGGGTGGGCCGCGTTCATTCAGGGACCGAACTGCCATTACGTCGACACCACGGCATACGACGAGATGAGATGCGTGGCCCCACGCCGCTGACCGCCGCCATGCGCGCATATGTCGAATCGAAGTTTGGCGACACCGTCGAGGATTCCTGACCGAAACTTCTTGACAGCGGGAAATCTCAGCAGTACATTCCAAGCAACAACTAATTTCCGTCTATCACGACGTGCGCGGTTGCCTGTAGGCAGCCCGCGGCGTGAGCGGCAAATCTGAAGGCCCCGATGCAGCGATGCGCGGGGCCTTTTGCTTTTGGCATCGACCTGACCAGCCGGGAACAGCAGCGGCACCACTGAACGAGGACCCCATGCCCTTCCAGATGACCGACCCTGAGCTGCGGCGCTGGCTGCTGATCCTCCACGAGGTCAAGGCAATGCACGGCGTGATGCGCATGCGTCCTGCCACCTGAACCACCCGTGTCTCCTCCGCCCTGCGTACCGGCCAGGGCGTTTCCGGCCCGGCCGCCACGCGCGCGCCGGGCCATTTTTTTGACCGAATGCCATGGCTGTTACCTACGACCCCGAGTTGGCCGCCGCGTTTTGCGCCGCGATGGCGTCGACGACCGACAGCATCGCCACGATCTGCAAGCGCAAGGGCATGCCGAGCAAGGCGACCGTGTTCCGCTGGAAGGCTGAACACCCCGAGTTCTCGAAGATGTACGAGACCGCGAAGCTGGAGCAACTGTACGCCGGCATCGAGGAATGCACCGAGATTGCCGACCGAGCGGACAAGACGCACGAGGGCATCGCGCACGCCAAGCTTCGCATCGACACGCGCATGAAGGTCGCGCAGCGCCTGAAGCCGAAGGAACTGGGCGAGAAGGTCGACGTGAACCACGGTGGCCAGGAAGGCAACCCGCTCGCGTCGCAGGTCACTTTCAAGATCGTCCGACCCGATGGAAATGGAAATTGAGCTGTTCGAAGCCTTCGAATTCCTCCTCTACCCGAAGCGGATCAAGGTAGCGTTCGGCGGCCGTGGCGGCGCAAAGTCGGAGGAGATCGCGGAAATCCTCGTCTGGAATGCCTGGGCAAACGGCAAAAAGATCCTGTGTGGCCGCGAGTTCCAGAACTCGATGGAGGAATCGAGCTACGCACTGGTCGTGGCGAAGATCGAGAAATTTGGCCTGCAGGACTTCTTCGACGTGCAGCGGGACGGCATCTACGGCCGCAACGGATCGTGCTTCAAGTTCGTCGGCCTGTCTCGCAACATCACGTCCCTGAAATCGAAGTTCGGTTACGACATCGTGTGGATCGAGGAGGCCGAGAACGTCGCGGAGGAAAGCTGGAAGGTGCTGATCCCGACTATCCGCGCCGCCGACTCCGAAATATGGATCAGCTTCAACCCAAACGAGTCGGATGCTCCGACGTACGCGCGCTTCGTGCTGCCGTACATCGACCACATCAACGCCGAAATCGCCGGCGGCCGGCCAGGCGTGTACGAGGACGACTACACGTACGTGCGCAAGGTCTCCTACCGCGATAACCCGCGCTTCCCCGATGTGCTGCGCGTCGAGATGGAGCGCGACAAGGCCGCCAATTTCAAGAAGTACCTTCACGTGTGGGAAGGTGAATGCAACGCCGACTACGCGGACTCGGTGATCGAGCCCGAATGGGTCGACGCAGCCATCGACTCTCACAAGAAGCTGAACTATCGACCGCGCGGCGACCGCGTCGCCGGCTTCGATCCGGCCGACAGCGGCACCGACGCGAAGGCACTCACGAAGCGCTACGGCATGCTCGTCGAGGACGTGAAACGCTGGAACGACGGCGACATCGACGATGCGATCACGCGCACCTTCGACGAAGCCTTCGACTACCGCGCCGACATCATCGTGTACGACAGCATCGGCGTCGGCGCCGGCGTGAAGGTCGGGCTGAAGGAACGCATCGCCGGCCGCAACATCGACGTGCAGGGCTTCGGCGCCGGCGACTCGCCATGGTCTGGGGTCTACGAGGGCGACCGCAAAAACGAGGACGTCTTCCGCAACCTGCGCGCCATGGGCTGGTGGCTGCTGGCCGACCGCTTCCGGCGCACGTACGAGGCCATCGTCAAGGGCGAGTACCACGACCCGGCCACGATGATCAGCCTGTCGAGCGACATCAAAGAACTGCAGCAGTTGAAGACGGAGCTGGTTCGCCAGCAGCGCAAGCGCACGGCCGGATCGAAGATGATCCAGCTGGTGAGCAAGGACGAGATGCGCGCGAAGAAGATCCCGTCGCCGAACATGGCGGACAGCTTGATGATGTCCTTCATGGTGCGCGACAAGAAGAAACCGAAGCACGACTTCACAAAATCCGCCGCTTCAGGCGCAAGGGCACTTTAATGGCAAACGATCTACAACAGGCGCTTGAGATGTACAAGGACGCGATCGAGGAGACTCGGGAGCAGCGTCAGCAGATCGAGGAGGATATAAAATTCTCCGACCCCTCGAACCCGCAGCAGTGGGACGAGACGATCAAACGTCAGCGCGAGAATGACCCAGGCGGCGCGCGGCCGTGCCTGGTGATGGACCACACCGGCCAGTACGTGGCCAACGTCGCCGGCCAGATCATCAAGTCGCCGCCGGCGATCCATACCGTGCCGGTGGGCTCGGGCGCCGACGTGAAGGTGTCGGAGCACATGGACGGCATGCTGCGTCACTTCGAATACGCCAGCCGCGCGCAGACGCACTACGGGATCGCGCTCACGTCCGCGGCGCGTACCGGCGTTGGCTACCTGATCGTGCGCCCGGTGTACACCGACCGCGCGATGGGCTACCAGGAGCCGCGCATTTTCGCCGAGGCCGATCCGCTGCGCGTGGTGTTCGACCCGTGGAGCGTGGAGTTGGACGGCAGCGACGCGACGTTCGGCTACCTGCTCACCGCCATGAGCGAGCGCGAATTCGAGCGCAAGTACGGCGCCAAGGCCGAGAAAGTCAGCTTCGGCGTCGACCAGCGCGAACCCGACGGCCAGCCCGGACGCAGGTCGATCATCGTGGCCGAGCAGTGGTACAAGGAGGACGAGACACGTAACGTCGTCATCTGGCTTGGCGTCGACGGCCAGGAGACCAGCGGGTCCGAGGACGAATACTGGGCGGCGTGCAACGCGGCCGGCGCCAAGCTGCACTTTGTGCGCAACTACCGCGACAAGGTCCAGTGCGTGAAGTGGCGCACGATGAGCGGCGCCGCGATCCTGGAAACTCCGAAGAAGGTGGACGGCAGCGACGGCCTGTACCCGGCCGACCACATCGGCATCGTGCCGGTGTACGGCTACTGGGGCATCAGCGGCAAGCGCCTGAAATACTGCGGTATCCCGCGCCGCGCGATGAACCCCCAGCGCGCCTACAACTACCACAAATCGGAAGAGCTGGCGTACATGGGCAGCGCGCCGAGATCGCCGTGGACGGCGCCAGTGCGCGCGATCGCCGGCCTGGAGGCAATCTGGGACCGCGCGTCGATCGACTCGCGCGCCTACCTGCCGTACAACGACGTCGACGACGAGGGCAACCCCGTCGCGGCGCCAACGCGGCAGAACGTTTCGGTCAACCTGCAGAATCACATCGTCGGCGCACAGGAAGCGCTGCGCGACCTCGAGGCGACCATCGGCATGTACCAGGCCAACCTGGGCGCTCCGAGCAACGAGCAGTCTGGTGTGGCCATCGACGCGCGCAAGGAACAGGGCGAGGCCAGTACGGCGCACTTCCCGCAAAATCTCTCTGCATCGCTCGGCCAGGTAGGGCGCATCGCGATCCAGATGGCCGCCAAGCTGATCGACACGAAACGGCAACAGCGCATTCTCGGCATCGACATGAAGCCGGGCAGCGTCACTATCGATCCGGAGCAGCAGGAAGCCGTGCGCCAGACGGACCAGGGCGTCGTCATCAACCCGAACGTCGGCAAGTACGATGTGCGCGTGGTGATCGGCGCGAGCTACAGCACACAGCGCAGCCAGGCGCAGGCGGCGCTGGCCGAAGTCATGCGCAACAACCCGGACATGACACCGGCGATCGCGCCGCTGTGGGCCCAGAACCTGGACATCCCGCACGCCGACAAGCTGGCTCAGGTGCTGACCGCGATGGCGCCGGCGCCGGTGCAGGCGATCCTGAACCCGGACGGCGAGAAGCAGCCGAAACCCGAGCAGCTGATCCAGCAGGTGCAGCAGGCGCAGGCCGCGCTGAAGGAAGCGATTCAGCACGCGCATGATGCCCAGGCGGACGCCGACCAGGCTGAGCAGGAGCTGCGGGACAAGCGCGCGGAGTTGGACGCCCGCGAGCGAGAACTGGACATCAAGGCTTACGAGGCGGAGACGAAACGACTTCAGGCGATGAGCACGGCAATGACGCCGGACCAGATTCGGATGATGGTCGCGGAGACCGTCGACACGATGTTGAGCCATCCGGATCCGCTACCCGGGGAGGCTTCGCGGCCGCTACCGGACATGGTCCAGCAGCCGGCCGCCGCCGCGGCGCCGTCCGACCCGGCAATGGAGCCTGACGAATCCGCTGCCCAGCAGCCAACCATGAACCCGCCGAGTGCGGGTTTTTCTTTGCCTGACCCTCAACAAGGAGCATGACTTGAGCCTCGAAGACAACGCATTGCCAACTGGCGACACCATCGCCGCGGCGGGCGAACCATCGGATAACGCCGCCACGCACAACCATGACCACGCCAGCCTGGACGGCGCCGCTTCCGGCGAAGGCGACGGCAAGGAGCCGGCGGCGGAAGCGAAGAAGGAAAAGACGCCCGAGCAGCGTGAAATCGACCGCCTGCGCCGCCGCGTCGACAACCTGACGCGCCAGAAGTACGAACTGCGTGCGGCCATACCGGCCGCCACGCCGCAGCAACAGCAGCAGAACCAGGCGGACGACGACGAACCCGTGACGCTGACCCGCGCCGAGCTGAACCGGCGCATCGCAGAGCAAGCCCAGCAGCTTGCACCGACGATGCGCGAGCAGCAGGCCGAGGAGGAGCGTCGCCATGGGGTCGTACAGTCGCTTGCCAAAGAATGGGGCCCGGAGAAATTCGACGAGATCTCGTCCGAACTGGATGAGGTGCTGGGTGGCCTTGTGGATCGCAGCGGCAAGCCGACGCCTGCCACCGACGCGATCTTCCATGCCGACGACCCGAAAGGCGTCATCGAATACCTGACCGACCCCGATCACGCGGACGAAGCCGCCAGCATCGCACGGATGAATCCGCTGTTGGCCGGGCGCGCGATCGCCAAGATCGAACAGAAGATCGAGGCCGCGAAATCGCAAGCCAAGCCCAAGCCCAGCAACGCCGCCGCACCGATCGAACCGGCGCGCGGCGGCGGCGTGCCCAACGGCATGCCGAACCCGTCCGACACGAAGGCCTACATCAAGTGGGCCAACGAGCAGGAACGAGCCTCCCGCTAGACCCTACAACCTGCGACTCACTGAACAAAAGCGCCCGCGAGGCGCTTTTTTTTATGGGCGCAACATATTCAAGGAGCCAGAAATGGCAAACGCTCTCACCACGAGCACCATCATCACCAATGAGGTGCTCCGCATCGCGCACAACACCAGCGCATTCCTCGGCAACATGAACACGGACTTTTCCGGATCCTGGAAAGGTCAGTACAAGCCCGGACAGACCGTGAAGGCCCGCCGTCCGGTCCAGTTCACGCACCGCACCGGCTCGACGGCCAACGTGCAGGACGTGACGGAGTCCAGCGTGGACGTCACCGTGCAGCCCGAGCTCGGTATCGACTTCGCGGTGTCGTCCAACGACCTCGCGCTGTCGATCGGCTCCGACGGCAAGGTGAATCCGGAATTCAAGCGCCGCTACCTCATGCCGGCCGGCCTGAAGATCAGCGCGATGCTGGACTACCTGATCGCCGCGCAGGTCAAGAACAACGCATACCAGTTCGTCGGCACGCCCGGCACGGCGCCGTCCAGCGTCTCCGACATCCTGAATGCGAAGGTGCCGGCGCAGAACATGGGTCTGCCCCCAGGCGAGTTCTACTGCGCGCTGAACCCCGCCGCGAACGCGTCCGTCGTGTCCGGCCTGTCGACGCTGTACAACGACCAGACGCAGCTCGCCAAGCAGTACAAGACGGGCGTGATCAAGACGGCGCTCGGCGTCGACTTCCTGATGTCGCAGAACCTGCCGACGCACACCGTGGGCGCCCTCGGCGGCAGCGGCGCGGTCAACGGCGCGAACCAGGGCCTGATCAACGCTGGCGCGACCGACAACCCGTATGCGGCGACGACCTCGCTCGTCACGAACGGCTGGTCGAACTCGATTACCGGCCTGCTCAAGGCTGGCGACGTGATCACCATCGCCAACGTGTTCTCGGTGAACCCGGAGACCAAGCAGTCGACCGGCTCGCTGCAGACGTTCGTCGTGACGGCCGACGTGAACTCGGACGGCTCGGGCAATGCAACGCTGGTGATCTCGCCCGCGATCATCGCTGGCGGCGCGTTCCAGAACGTCACGACTCGCCCGGCGACCACCGCCGCGATCACCGTGAAGACCGGCTCGGCAAACACGGGCTACTCGCAGAACATGCTCTGGCACCCGGACGCCATCACGTTCGTGTCGCCCGAGCAGGAACTGCCCGGCGGCATGGACATGGCCTACCAGGCGTCGCTCGCAGACGAAGGCTCGATCAGCCTGCGGTTCGTGCGCGGCTTCGACATCACGAACAACCGCTTCATCAGCCGCTTCGACGTGCTGTGGGGCGTTGCCGTGACCCGTCCGGACTGGGTCGTGCGCCGCACGAACTGATCCAACGCGGGGCTTCGGCCCCGTTCCTCTTTTCAAGGAGCATCGACATGCCCGCAGTACCTTCCAATCTCCCGCGCGTGACCCCCGGCGGTCCCAGCGCGCTTCTCGGCAATCACCGCCAGGTGATCAGCGGCGTGGGTTCCACGCGCACGCTCGCACCGGAGGAATCCGGCGCGCTGTGCCAGTTCGACTCCGCGTCCGGCATCGTGTACACGCTGCCCGCGCCGGTCGTCGGCATGCAGTTCGAGTTCATCGTCACCACGACGATTACGTCGAACTCGTCCAAGGTGCTGACCGACGCCGCGACGACCTTCATGGTCGGCGGCGCGGCGCTCGTCAACAGCGGCGCCACCACCGGCCAGTTTTTCGCGGCCAACGGCACCACGCACCGCTCGATCAACGGCAACGGCACGACCACAGGCGGGATCATCGGTGACCGCATCCGCGTGACGGCGATCAGTTCCACCCAGTGGGCAGTCGACGCCGTGTGCAACCAGACCGGTACGGCCGCCACGCCGTTTGCCACCTCGTGATCCATCGGCCGCAGCTTCGGCTGCGGCCTTTACCTTTCACCGATAGGGAAAGCACATGTATCCACTCAACATGAAACTCGTCGACGGCAGCGGCTTCGCCGTCGCCAACGACGAAATCGAACACCAGAAACTGACGGAAGCCGGCTATGGCCCGGCCTACGTCCCGCCGGCGAAGCCCGCCAAGGCGACGAAAGGCGCCCCGGCCGACGCTCAACCTGACGCCGGCGAGTGAACCATGACCACGGCCCGCACCATCATTTCGCTCGCGCTCGAGGCCATGAACAAGCTCACGCCGGGCGAAACGCTCGACAACGACCTGGCGGCCGCCTGCTTGCGCCGCTTGAACGCGATCGCAGACGACTGGAGCACGGGCCGCGACATGGCGCCGCAGGACGTAATTTCATCTGGCCAGGTCACCGGGACCAGCCTGACGCTCGGCACCGCGCCATTCGCGGCGATCACGGCCGGCGAAGCGATCATTGAGGCGCAGGCCGACGGCTTCCCGATGAGCCCGATCACCATGCAGCAGTACAACGATATCCGGGTGAAGACGCAGGGCGGTCGGCCCGAGGTCTATGCGTGGGACGGGCTGGCGACGGTCTTCCTGTACCCGGCAGCCACCGGCAACACGATCAGCCTGCTCACGCGCGCACCGTTCGCCAGTTTCGTCGACCTCGACACGGCGTACACGCTGCCGTCCGGTTACCAGGGCGCGTTCGCGGCCTCGCTCGCGGTGGCGATGGCGCCGGCGCTGCTCGGCGGAGTTCCCCCCGGACTGCAGTTGGCTCAGAAGAAGGCGCTGTTCAATGTCAGCAATGCCAATGTGCGTCCGGCCGTCGTCAACGCGAATCCGCTTTCTGCGCGCGCGGGCGGCAACATTCTGACCGGGTGGAACCGATGAGCGGCCAGAATTTCATCCCCTGTATCGGCCCGAGCTACCACCTGGACGACCGCAAGGCCGCCGTGCAGACGGCGATCAACTGTTATCTCGAGCAGATCGAAGGCCTGGGCGAGGCGCGCACGCTGACGCAGGTGTCGGCGCCCGGCCTGGCCAGTTACCTCGCGCTGGGCGCCGAGATCCGCGGGCAGCGCGACGTCGAAGGGCGCTGGTTCGTCGTCGCCGGCGGCACGTTGTACGAGATCGTGAACGGTACGCCGGTGAGCCGCGGCGTGCTGTCCAGCTTTTCCGGCATGGTCGGCATGGCGCACAACAATACCCAGCTCGTCATCGCGGGCGGCGCCGGCGGCGACGTGTTCAACCTCGGCACCAACACCCTTGCGCCGATCACGTCGGCGGGATGGCGCGGCTCGAAGACTGTCGGCTTCATCGACGGCTACATGATCTTCGTGGCGCCCGGCACCGACCAGTTCTACATCACCGCCATCGACGACGCGAGCACGCTCGACGCCCTTGACTTCTCGTCGGCGGACGCGCAGCCCGACAACATCGTCGCGGCCCTCGTTCTGCATCGCGAACTGATCCTGCTCGGCCTGTACACGACCGAGATCTGGGTCGACAGTGGCGGCGGCCTGTTCCCGTTCGCGCGCTACAACTCGGCGCAGATCGACGTCGGGTGTGTCGGTACCGGCGCCTGCATCGTGGCGACCGAATCGGTGTTCTGGATCGGGCAGACGCGCACCGGCAGCGGCATCGTGTATCAGATGGCCGGCCACGCGCCGAACCGCGTATCGACGCGCGCCATCGAGCAGATGCTGGCCAAGTCGACGGACATCGGCGCCGCCACGATGTGGACGTACCAGGTCGACGGCCACGAGTTCATCGGGATCAACGCGCCGGGCCTGGCCACGACGCTGGTGTACGACGCCGCGATGCAGCAGTGGCACGAGCGCGCCGACTGGTCTTCCGGCTGGGAGCCGCTGCGCGTGACGACCGTGTGCAAGACGAACGGCGGCCAGTACGCGGGCGACGCGCAGGGCAACCTGTACCGACTGGATCCGGCCGTCTACACGTACGGCGCCGACCCGCTCGTGCGCGAGCGGACGTGGCCGCACATGGTCAAGGCCAGCATGGAGCCGATCACGTTCCGCAGCCTCGAGCTGGCCTGCACGACCGGCTACGGCGGCAACGTCACGCTGGAGATCTCGAACGATGGCGGGTTCAACTTCGGACCGAAGCTGGTCCGGTCGCTGGGTGCAATCGGCCGCTGGATGCAAAAGGTTCGGTGGATGATGCTCGGCACCGCATACGACCGCGTCTTCCGGATCCGCTGCTCCGACCCGGTCCCCTTCAACATTCATGCTGTGGCGGTAGACGATGCTTAGAGTTCCACCACCAACACGGGTCGCCCTCGGCACCGTTGAAATCGCCGGCAAGAAGTACGAGGTTTTTGCTTCGGTCGAATGGGCGCGCTACTTCCAGGCGCTGAACGCCGAGACGCTCGCCGGCGCCGAGGCGCGCGCCATGAGCCCGGCGTACGCTGCACTGCTGAATGACGCGGCCGAGGTTCCGGATGCGTTCCCTGGGCCGCCGGGCCCGCGCGGCATGCAGGGCGACCCGGGCCTGGCGCTGTTCCTGCTGCAGGACAGCGTCGAGGAGCAGGTGGTGATGTTCCCGCCGGCGCTCGACCTCTCAGCGCCGCCGCCCATCGGCAATCGCATTGCGGCGTCGGGCAGCTTTACCTCGCTCACGGCGTCGTCGGGCTTCGGCTGCAACGGCAAGACGGCCCAGACGCCGGCCGCCGTGAACGCTGCCGCAACCGACCTTGCCTCTGTTATCGCGCTATGCAACCAGCTGCGCGCGGCACTCATCGCCAACGGCATCGCCGTATAAAAGGACAACCATGGCATCGAATAAAACTTTCCGCTTCGGCCCGGTCGCACTGACCACGACGATGACGACCAACCTGCTCAACCCGCCGGCGGCGTCCGGCGGCGTGAACGCGGGGGCGTCGCCGCAGTACATCGTGTTGAAGCACCTGCGCGTCACCAACAAGACGACCTCGGCCGCGTCGTTCTCGATGTGGCTGGGCGCGACCGGGGCGAACGTCGCGGGTACCGAGGTGATCGGGCAGGGCCAGCTCGTCGCGGCGAACACATCCTACGACTGGTACGGTCTGTTGCGCATCGACGTGGCCGACTTCCTCGTCGGCGGAGCCAGCACGGCAAATGCCCTGTCCATCTCGGGCGAAGGCGAGATCGGGGTGGCAGGGTAATGGATCTGCAAACCATCGATACGACGCTCGATTCGATCGAAGCTACGGGAAAACCGACCCGCGAGCAGATCATCAATATCGAGCAGTTCATCCTCGGGTGCCCGCAGACCGAGACTCCAACCCGACACTTTTTTGCGCCCGGGCTCTACGCTCGCGAAATGTTCATCCCGGCCGGGACGGTGCTAACAGGCGCTGTCCATAAGACCGAGCACCTCGTGCAATTCGATGGCGACATCACGGTGCTTACGGATGGGGGGATGCAACGACTCACCGGTCGCCACACGTTCGTCAGCAAACCCGGGATCAAGCGCGTCGGGTACGCGCATGCAGATACCTGGTGTACCGGCTTCTTCGTGACGGACAAGACGAACATTGAAGAGCTGGAAAACGAACTCGTCGAGGACGCGCATCTCTTGCAGTGCAGACGCCCTGTAATCGATCACGACAACGAATTAAAGTTAGGAGGCTAAATGTTTGGCATGTCAGCAACGACTGCGGCGCTTGTTGGCGCCGGCGCCGCGACCCTCGGCAGTGCTGCGATTTCGAGCCACGCGGTTAATAGGGCGGCAGACCAGCAGGCACAAGGGAATGCCGCCGCGCTCGAGGAGCAGAAGCGCGAGTTCGACATCGCGCAGGAAAACCAGAAACCCTATCTGGAGGCCGGTCGGACGGCACTGGGCAAGCTCGCGGCCGAGAACGATGTGCCGCTCGACCCGAGCCAGGTCAAGCTGGATCCTGGTTACCAGTTCGGCCTGCAGCAGGGGCAGCAGGCGATCGACCGAAAAACGGCGGCCGCCGGCGGACGCATCTCGGGTGCGGCACTGAAGGCTGCGGCGCAGTATGGCACCGATTACGCGACCAACGGCTACAGCACCGCGTACGCGCGTGCGAACCAGGCGCGCACGGATCGGCTGAACCGGCTGGCAGCGCTGGCCGACGTGGCGCAAACCGCGACCCAGAACGTGAATGCGGTCGGTGCGAACGCAGCCAGCGCGCGTAGTGCGCTGATGGTGGCGGCCGGCGACAACGCCGGTGCCGCGACGATGGCCCAAGGGAACATCTGGGGCAACGCTGGCAATCAGTTGGCAGCGCTATACGGGCGCCGGACGACGACCGCGCCGAACGCGTACACGCCCGCGAACCAGTATTCCGGCGGCAACGACGGATGGACCATGCCCAACGGCGAGAGCCTGGGCACCTGAGGAGAAACACGTGGCCAACATTTTCCAGCAGTACCTGGCGCCGCCGAAATCGGTGCTGGACTACTCGGCCGAGCTTGATCAGGCCGACGCGCGCAAGCAGGCCTTCCAGCAGAACGCGCTCGCGCTCGCTGCCGGTCAGCAGAAATTCGACGAGCAGCAGCAGGCGACGCAGCGCGCGGCGCAGCTGCGAACTGCCCTGCTCGGCCTGCCGCAAGGCGCCACAGACGACCAGCGGATCGCGGCCATGCGCGGCACCGGGACGCCCGAAGGCTTCGCCGCCGCCGACGCGCTCAGCAAATCGCTGGTCGAGCAGCGCAAGGGCGCGGCGGCCGCCTCGAAGGACGAGGCGGATGCGGCCCAGACCAACCTGAAGCGCGACATCGCCCTGCACGACTTCCATGCGCAAAAGCTGGCGACCGTGCAGACGCCCGAGGATGCTCTGGCATGGGCGCAGGAAGGGAAAGCGCTCGGTCTCTTCAACCAGCCTGGGCAATATGAACGCGGCGTGGCGATGATCCAGAAGGCTTCGCAAAGCCCAGAAGCCTTCGCGCAATGGAAGGCCGCGGCGATGCAGGGTGGCCAGTCGATCACGGAGCAGATGAAGCAGCAGCTGGAGCAGGTCAAGCAGGACGAGGCGGTACGGCACAACAAATCGACGGAAGCGCTCACGGCCGCCGGACAGGCCCAGCAAGAGCGCGCGTCGCTACGAGCGGATGCGCGTGCCCGCGAGCAGGCCGAAGTCAGCCGCGGACAGGTCGTCCAGTCGGACAATGGTCCCGTGCTGGTGAACACGCGCACAGGCACGGGCACGCAGGTCACGGTCGACGGAAAAGCTGTCCCGGCAAAGGGTAGCGGCCAGCAAGCGAAGGACGCGCAGTCCGTGATCAGCCTGCTCGATATGGCTGAGCCGCTGCTCGACACCGCGACACACAGCCTGGTCGGCGAGGGATATGACCGCGCCGCTGCCGCGTTCGGCAAGAGCACCGAGGGTGCGCAAGCGGCTGCGCAGCTGCGCGCGCTGGAGGGTGCGCTGATCTCGAAACAGCCGAAGATGTCCGGCCCGCAGTCGGACAAGGACGTGCTGCTGTACCGGCAGATGGCAGGCCAGATCGGCGATCCGTCCGTACCTATCGAAACCCGTCGTGCCGCCATGAAGACCGTGCGCGCACTGAACGAGAAGTATGCAGGGCAGCAAAACACAGCCGTCCCTGGCGCCTCGGATGCGCAGCCGGTCCGCAAGTACAACCCCGCCACCGGGAGGATTGAATAATGCCTCAGATCATCGACGTACCCGGCCACGGCCGCGTCGAGTTCCCAGACGGGATGAGCGATGCCGACATCGTGAAGGCGATCCAGCGGAACGCGAAGCCAACCGACACGCCCGGCACCATCAGTTCCATCGGCGCGGGCCTCGGTGCCGAGTTCGGAAAAATCGTGCTGGGCGGCCAGGGGCTGCTGGGCAAGGGTCTACAGAAGCTGGGCGAGTCCGTCACCCCTGATCAACAAAGTGTTGCGGGCCTCGTCCGCGGCAAGAAGGATCGCGGCCTGATCCAGGCGGCCGGTGATTGGCTCGTGAATGATGCTCAGGCCGGCCAGACCAAACTGACGAACGAGCTTGCACCGTACAGGGAAGCGCACCCAATCGCAGCCGGCGCCGGCCAGCTTGGAACCGACGTCGTCGTGACGTTGCCGGTTGGCGGCGTTATTGCGAGCGGCCTGTCGAAGGTGCCAGCGCTGGCTACACGCGCACCCGCGCTCATCAACGCCGTGCGTACGTCTGGTTTTACGACCGGCGCGCCGGCGGCGACGACGATGGCTGGAAAAGCTGCTGATCTGGCCGTTCGCTCGGCTGGCGGCGCGATCACCGGCGGCGCGTCCGCAGCGCTGGTCGATCCGAACGAAGGACTCAGCGGGGCGGTCATCGGTGCCGCGCTCCCTGGCGCCACAAAGGCGGTTGGCGCCGGCGCACGAGCGGCCGGCAACAAGCTGCTCTCGATGGTGCGCGGTGGTGCCGTATCGCCTGAAGTAGCGGCGCTGGCTCGCCGCGCGGGCGAGCTCGGCATCGATGTGCCCGCCGACCGTATCGCGGACAGCCGCCCGCTCAACGCCCTTGCCGCCAGCCTGAATTATGTGCCGTTCAGCGGTCGCGCGGGCACTGAGCGCAAGATGCAGGACCAGTTGAACCGCGCATTGAGCCGTACATTCGGGCAGGACTCCGACAACGTGACCAGCGCCCTGCGCGCGGCGCGTGGCCAGCTGGGCGGCGAGTTCGACCGGGTGCTGCAGGGGAACCAGGTTCAGGTCGACACGCCGTTCCTCGACGCGCTCGCGCAGGCTGACCAGCGCGCACACGCCGAGCTGGGCACCGACGGAGCGCGCGTGATTCGAAATCAAATCGACGAGATCATGAGCAAGGGCGCTGGGGGCGCCATCGACGGACAGGCGGCCTACAACATCAAACGCACCCTGGACCGCATCGGCCGTCGCAATTCTCCGGAAGCGTACTACGCCAGTGACCTGCGGCGCGACCTGATGGACGCGCTCAACCGGTCGTTGACGCCGGAAGACGCCGCAGCCTTCGCCACGACCCGCAAGCAGTACGGGAACATGCTGAGCCTGGAAAAGCTGGCCCAGAACGGCGTCGACGGTGATGTGTCAATCGCGCGGCTGGCCAACATGAAAAACATCGGGAACGATGACTTGCAGGAGCTCGCGGACATCTCGGCCCAGTTCCTCAAGGCGCGCGAAGGGCAGCACGGCGCGGCGCAGCGTGCGGGAATCGGCGGCTTGACGGCTCTGCTGGGTGGCCCCGGCGGTTTGGCTGCCACAGTGGCCGCCGGCCGCGCAACGAACACGGCGCTGAACAGCAACGCACTGAAGGGATTGATCATGGGGCAGCCCGCGACGGCGCGCAATCGACTCCTGGAACTGATCGCGAATCCGGACGTGCAACAGTTGGGTTACCGCGCGGCTCCGTTGATGCAGCGCGATTAGTCCTTGCCGCTGAATCCGACGAGGAAGCGGTAGATAGCGACAACCACAAGAAAAGCGATTGCCTTCCAGAGCATGAAGTCGGAGATGTGCATCGCGCAAGTATAGCCCACCCTCATCCGGTGGGCTTTTTTTATCTCAACCCGCCGTGCGGGCTTTTTGTTAGGACGACCCATGGCAGCCAGTCAGCCAGCAAACTTCAATCTGCAAGAGTTCACCGACGCCGGGCAAGTTTTGGCCGGCGGCCGCTTGTACACGTATGCGTACGGAACGACTACCCAGAAGACGGCTTACACCGACCCAGCCGGCACGGTGCCTCACACGTACACGGCCGACGGGATGGGCGGGCAATATATCGCACTCAATGCGCGCGGCGAATTGCCGGCGCCGCTGTACCTGATCGACGGCTCCTACGATCTTTCGTTGAAGCGCGCGGACGGGTCGACTGTTTGGACTCGCAAGGCCGATGGGGTCGAGAACTCGAACCGAGCCCTGACAGCGCAGCTTGCGGCCGCGACTGGATCCTTGTCGGTCGGCTTTGTGCAGACTGGCACCGGGGCGACCGCGCAATCTGTCCAGGGGAAGCTGCGACTGCGCGAGGTCGACGTCGAGGACTTCGGCGCCGTCGGCGACGGCGTGACCGACGACTGGGCTGCCATCATGGCCTGTTTTACGGCCATGAAGAGCCGTGGTCGCAACGTGACTGTACGGATGTCGCAGCGGTACCTGATCAGCAAGGGGTTGAAGCAGCCGTCGCACGTACGCATCAAGGGCCCGATGTCGGTCCGCTACCCGTACAACAATACGACGCCCGCGCCGGCGCTGGTCGCGAACTTCTCCGATCCGAACCAGTGGGTGATCGAGCCCGAGACCACGAGCGGCGGTCTGCCCGTTGGCTATAACACGCTGCTGACCGGGCTGCCCGACGGGGCCACGTACAACTGCTCGATCGAAGACCTGCTCATCACGTCCACCGGCGTGACACCGTACGGCGCGATCCGGATGCACGGCTGTCCAGGGTCACATATCCGCAACGTGTCGACGCTCGGCACTGGCATTGGCCTGCTGGTGAACGAGTGCTATGGCGGCGAGTACCAGCTGCACGGCGAGGCGCTGTATTACGGCGCGATCATGTGGGGCGAGGCGAACGCGAACTACCTGGATGCGTACTACGACCAGGCATCGCCGCGGGTGAAGACCGTCCCGGTCGGCTACCTCTTCCCCGGGATCAGTTCCCTGAATGGCACATTCGTCTCGACCCTCAAGCTGTCGACCGAAGCCCACTACAACCGGCCATTCGGTGCTGTCGTCGGCTCGACCACCTCGACCAGCTCGAACGATGACATCGCGGTAACGGTTGAAGGTTTCAGCGGCGGCCTATTCCTGAATAACGCCAGGTCGGTGACGGCCCCACGTTTCTACGTCGAGGGCAACGCCGGCGAGGTCGATTTCGGCATCGTGGCGGCGAACTCGTCGATGGCTTCCATGGGGGTGCATGCCTACCTTTCTGGCGGCGGCACGCTCATCGATCCCGGGTCCAATCTTTTCGGGGATATCACGCTGGACGGCGTCATCAGCTATGCATCTCTCAAACCTGCAAAGCTTAATTCGACTTCGAAGCTGATCATCCGCGGCATCTCTATGGCCGGTGCACTGCAGACCGTACCTGAACCGAACGTGGTATTCCCCGATGATCCTGGGAGTTGGATCGCACCGACCCTGCTGAACGGCTGGACGAACGCAGGTGGCGCGAATGCTCCCGTGGGGTACCGGATCAACCCGATGACGTGGCGCACTGAGTGCAGAGGCGTAGCGATCAGCGGGACAGAAAATCAGCCGGCGTTCGTCCTGCCGGCCGGCTACCGCAGCCTCTACAAGGGCGCGGTGCCAGCCACGATCACCGGCGCGACGGCAACGGTAGGGACCGTCATATTCCTCGCAA